TTACTCCTGCACTCTCGACCCTAATGATGAATTTGTAATGTAGGTGAAGTTGAATTGTTTTGCCGTGTCCATTGGATCCACGGGGTCGCCCCAGACCATTCTCATCTGCTCGGGATCCAAGGCCCAGAATGCATTTAAGTTCATAACATTCCCGAACATCACTCTAAGTTGAGGAGACAGCAGAATGCGCGTAAGACAACTCCTTGCAATCCACTCGCTAACCGCTTCCAATTTTGCGATTTCTATCCTTTGATCGCGATCAAATTGCTCTAGAAGTCTGTTTTCATGAAGATGCTCTACGTCGCTGCGAACGTCATACAATTTTCCCATAAGCTCATGGTGCTTTGGACCGATAAATAGCTCAGTCCGGCTCTTGAACTGCCTCTTGGTATTCCCTTGGGTTGGAACGATCAGGCCTTCAATGCAACGCGTAAACTGATGAACACGGTCTAAAATATCGCGCTGGCTCCTTGCTTCTTGATAGATGTGGAGGCAACGCAGTAAACGCCAATATGCAGCTTCTTTGTCGGTTATTTCGTGTAAACCGACAGCTATGTTTGCTGCGCTGATGAGACGTTCTTCACCTATAGGACCAAATTCACTTACTATTGAACCAAGCGGTGGAACAAGCGAAGAAAAATTTCTGATATCAACTTTACCGTCTTTGCAATGGCCAACCGCCTGAAAGATGGCTTCGGTGACGCTTATTTTCTGAGAAAGACAGAGACCCATCATCCAGTGTCCAACTTTGGAAATGAGACACTTATCTTCTCCGTTTACGATACCAACTGTCTGACTTTCGCATTTTGCTAGTAGAAAAAGTCTGCATTCGTTGATTTGCTCTACTCGAATGCTACCGAGCCAATTCTTCCAATAGTCAGGCAATTGGAATGACGTGTCGGCTAGGGCCATCATTCCGTCATCCAATATCATTTCCGTAAATTCGGGCTCTACGGGGACGTCTAGTCCTATTAATGCGAATTTTTCACCATCTTTGATCCAATGGAAGTGACTATCTTCAGCGTTTCCATTTCGGCTATTTATCACCTAAAATACTCCTCGAAACTTATTGTCACACGTCGAGAATCATATCGAACGTTCCGACAAGCTCGAGAACTACTTCAAACTGCCCCATCAGTGGTATATCCGCTTTATATAGACTAATCGCGAGATATTCCCCGTTAATACTATTATCATTGACATACATAGCGGCGCGAACCTGAACTTGTGCGTCCAAGTCAGCTTCCATCTGCACTGCAGGGCCAAGAAACTGAGGAAGGATTGCACCTTTTTGCACTCCAAAGTCCTTAATAGTTTCAAACATGGTTGGCTCTGTCGATGAACAAGAAAGAAATTTATCACGGGTCACAAATGACATCTGGTCGATGCCGAGAAGTTTCATAGCTGCGGCATTGCCTTTCGTTACGCCAGCAAATTGAACGGAAGCAGTTATGCGTCCATCATCGTCTCTTTCAGCTATTCCGTCTGAAATCCGAAGTTCAAAGTCATCTTGTAAAAGTTTAAATTGGGCATCCAACTCGCCTAATTGCGGCAGTAATGGTTTCAAAGTATCTGTTTGGTCTGCCCCATTGAAAAAAATACGGTACCCATAATCAGAGACCTTATACTCGCCGCCCCTGATGCGCACTGACGAACCTAAACCTTCGCAAAGCCTAAGTTTATTATCATACTCAATGGTACAGTTTTTGGCCAAGCTTTCCGGAGAAAGAATGTTTTGAATTTCATGGAATCTTTGATTCACCTCCAAAAGAGGCATTTGTACTAGCGGCTCGGCGCTGTGTCCTGAAAGCGTTTCAAAAATAACGATCTCTTCGCCATTACAAAGAACAAAATAGTTCGCCCCAACCTGCGCGTGAGCTGCATAGGAGTGCGCTTGTTCAATTTCTCTACTAGTAATTTTAACATTTCCAGCCTTCGCTTCAATGACGAAGCTACCCCTAGCGCCTTTTAATCCAGCTCTATAGTCAGGAAACCCTAACGGGAGATCTTTTTTTGATCTACGTCCAATATGAACGTAAGGATACTCAAGCTTTTCTTCCAAGTTGAGATAGACGTTATTCTTACCAGGGTATCCTAATGCTCGAACGATTGGATCAAGTATATGAAAGCGTACTTCGGTTTCATTGTAATTTGAAGCTTCTGCTGCACTACTGGAACTTATAATGTCCATCTTGTTGCCCGATTCTATTTGCCCAACTCGTGTTATGGCACTACGAACTGAAACAGCAGTCAAGCAACGATCTAAGCGGCGACCAGCACGATTGAATCCTCGTATTTCCTTGCTAACTGCACGAGATCGCCAAGTGTCGCCGTCTTGTCATCCAATCGCCAAAGGCGTTCATTTATCTGAGCAACGCGATGTCCCTCTTCTCTCAGTAGCGATATCATCTGATCCTGAGCCACTGGGGTATCTTTCATGCCGTATCGATGTGCTTCCAGCACGATAGCCGCCGCCGCTCCGCGATAGCCTCTTATGATGTCACGGAAGTCGCCATCTTCAGCAATTTGCAGTTTTCGTGCTTGGAGTACGGATGTTTTCACCGCGTCAGGAAGTCGGCCGATAAGCTTGTCGCCAGATACATCGAACTGGATATCCGTGAGCGGCATATCTTGAGCGCTAATGCGTGCGTTATTTCCGAGGAATTCGAGAATGAATGTCGGTTGAAAGCGAATTGCTTCCGGCTTGCTCAATGCTGAATTATAAGCAGATTTTCCGTGTCGGACTATAATTGTGCGATCTTCGTCGCCTTTTGTAATAGCATATTTATCGCCAGTCTTCAGGCCGATAGCTGAAAGCGCATCAAGAGACATTTGTAAGCAGCCCTTCGATACTGATGTGTATCTATCTGCATTCGAATACTTTTGTTTGAATTTGAATAAACCTATTTTACCGGTATATGTCATTTCGATTTCCTCTCGAGATGTAAGTAGAAGGAAATCGTGCACCTGAATATTCATCGGCGCAAATTGCGTAATCAATACAGTATGTTGACGAAACTAGATAAAATCTTAATTAGTAAACCGATGTTGCTTGAAAATAATTCATAAAATGCCCGGACAACTCAAATAGATCCTGTTATAAGCCACCTCCAACTCAGGAGATCGACCATGTCCAACCACGGCAACAACATTGTATTTGGATCGGCTGCTACTATCGCATTTCTCGCGTCGGGCGCTTACGATGCACACAATCGTGGAATGGCTGCTGTACGCGCTGCTAGACAAGCCGACGACGACGCTCGATTTAATGCGGCGGTCGCTGAAGTTGTCCGAGATGCCGAGGAAATGGGCAAGCTTGCTATGAAATTGGCTCAGGAACTAGCCGCCGAGCGTCAGAAAAACGAAAGCCTGACGAAGATGTTGAATCAGAGGCAGGCTTTGCTGGAGCGTATGCGGAAGCAGGCTTAAGCGAACGTTGGAGCTGCTTTGTAAGCATATATACGTTCAGCCAAGGCAGATGTCATTCTTGGCGCTTCAGCAGGCTCTTGTCTTTCAAACTTTGGCAAACCGCCGACACCGCAACGTTTGCCGTCCATTGCGCGTGTGCATGCATCTAGCCCAGCTTTTGAAAGCCGCGCTAAATCGGCATCCGAGAGTTGATAAAGCCAGAATTGTTGGTCATCAGAGAGAGCGGACAGGTCAATTGTCGAGCGCTCAGACGGCGACTGTGCGCATGCGTATCTGTAGAGCGTGTGTCCCGCATCCGTTGTCGGTTTTAGAAGCTTTTCAGAAGTAGCCAGACCGACCTCCGCCCCATCTTTTCTAACTTCCGATAATATATTTTCTGGCTTCATAGAGAGCTTCGGAATCTGACGGCTCGGAATGGGCATAGGCTTCATGCCAAAGATTTTCAATATCGAATTCAGCACAGCGACGATCATTTTCTCGATCCAAATCAGCGTATTAGCTGCCATCTTAAATGGTGCGACAATCTGACTTTTAAGCATGGGTTTTCTCCTATTTTGATACTAGAAAACCATTGTCGCGTTGTATCACGCAAGAGACAAAAATCTCTTTAACATACTGAATCAGCGTCGTTTTCCGTAATGCACTCAATGAGACGACATTTTGAGTGTATTGCGGAAATATAGAATCGTAATTCTGACGGCGGAAATCATACTTGTATTATACATCAATACGAACCATTCTTTATATACATGCAAATATGAGGAGTAACTATGTCACTAAGAGATTTTGAAAATACGATTGCGGCGTATGCAAGAATTGTTGACGTTGAAGAATGTGAATATGATTTCATCTTAGTCACAGTCGACACCAAAAACGGGATTAGGATGACTCTGTATGTCGACGAAACTCTGGACGCTATTGAGCACGTCAAATCTCTGGCTGAGCACGGCATTTATGCGCCGAATTTCATTCAAAACGAAGATGGCGATTTAGTCGAACATCTTACGGATGAAGACATCGAAGAGAGGTTGATCATACGCGAGGAAAAAAGGGGAGAAAAACTGTGGTCTATGTAAGCGCAAAAAAATTGAATCCATTTAAGATTCACGACACTCACACATCTGCCGACGAAATTCGCGACGCTTTCATGCATGTGAAATGGCAGCTCGTACGAAAGGGCTGGAAAACCGAGGACTTCACGGGCCTCCTCGGAATTCCAAGGCAATCCTGGTATCAGCACGGGCATAAGCTCGAAAGCCACGGCTATCGGCAGATATCCGCTGACGCACTCGACGCACTTCGTCAAGAAGCCGCTCAGGAAATTGTAGCATTAATCGACGGATATCATGATCCTTTCGGCCGCGAGCGCGACAGCTGGACTGTCGGAGATCTGACAACGAAGTCGCGCACGCGTGCACTCTATAGAGCCGCATTGACAGGCGAAGCCGTGGTAGCAAGCTCTCACAATACGCGCGCGCACGAACTAAGCGCCGATGAAATCTTGATGATGAGATGGTTTAGCGCTGCACGACATGCGTCTCGTGAACAGCTCATGGAAGCCTCTGGCCTCGGAAAATACGACGTCGGCAGAATTGGTTTTCAAGTGTGCCATTGGGGACTTCCGCCGACAGAAGAATGGGTAGACAACCTAGAACAAGCAATCGGCGTCTAAAAAGCGCCGATTTTTTTGTCGGCGGAATTACATTTAAGAGAAATCGGCCGATAAAAACAGTAGATGTCAATAAATAATTTCAATTAATTCACCTGTATATGTCTAAGTCGGACAACAAATTTTGCAGTTGAAATAAAATAATTAAAAATATCTCTTGTATTGATCGTAAATACACATCATCATTTTTATATGAGCAGCAAACAAACAAACACTGACTGCTCATGAGAGGAAAAGAAAATGACTAAAACTATTACTGATATCAAACGCGAATTCATCGACGGTGTAGCGGCCCTGACTTTTAAGGTTGCAGGAGAAGCTAATCTGGAATGGCTTGACGACGACGATCACAACTCTCTCACGAGCAACGGCGATAGCCATCTTTCGACAAACTCAGGCTTATCGGAAGATATCCAGGAATCCGTCATTGAGCAGCTTGAAGACTGGCTTGCTGAAAACCCAGTAGAAGATGTCGAAGAAGCCGCATAACGGAAAATAAACATCATAGAGAAAGGAGGCCCATGGAGAACCGGGGCCTTTTTCAAAAACAAAAACAACTTGAGAGGAACCCTAAAATGAGTGCTAAATATTCACCTTATATCAAATCCGTGGACTACGACGCAGACAGAAGAGCTATCGTATGGCTAACGGGACACGGCAGATCGGCGCTTGATATCGCCAGCTACTTCGAGATCTATTTCAACAAAACACATATAATCATTGACTGGCACAATGACCGTCACGAAGAGCAAAGCATCGAAGTCTCAACGTTGCATCCGATGCGTTATATGGAATTCCCCAGCGAAGCTATTGAACACATTGAACAGCATAAAGACAAATTGCTGGAAGAAGAGGAACGGTACTTCAGCTACTAAACCTCTATCAACCTACAAGCCACCAACCCTCGGAATCCGAGGGTTTTGTTTTATCTGCGATTTTGATAATGGAATCAAATAATCTATAGGGGGATGGGATGTTTGGGTTATTCAGAGACCGGAGGAACGAGAAGTTAGCAACTGAATTCTTGCAGGTAACCGCATATCAGGTTGATTCTGGATATAGATTGTTTGCAACTCGTGTCGCTCAAACATTAGCGGACTTAGCGGACGTAAATATTGTTGAAGACGCAAAAAGAATAATAGCAAATAGCGATACAAAGTATTTTTATTTGATTGGCGTTGTTTGCGAACAGAGTCGAGCAGCATTAAATCTTTTGCCACCTGGCGCATCAAAAAAGTTCGTAAATGAAATAAAAAGCCAGTTATTAAATAGCGGCCTGCCCATTGGGAAGGAAATAGCAATTAACTATATTAAAGAATTGGATGTTGCATTTAATTTATATCCTATGAATACCAGAATTATAATGGTATTATCAATCGCAAAATACCAAGGTTTAGCGCATCAGGCCATAGAGAAAAAGATTTCTATTAAACCGATATCAAATCTGGCAATTGAATCGACAATAATGGACGATGGTACCGGAAGTTTGATGAAAGACTTCTTATTGAAAAAAGGGCTTATTGCTCCGAGATAAGCCGCCTGACTCCGTCCAGCTTCTGCCTGCAATCTTCACCCGCCTCAGATACCCCTATTAGGTACAAAGCGACCTCTTTCTGGCTCTTCCAGACTCTCCTTGCTTCAGGCTCAGGCATACACGTAAGGAGCGCCTCAGGCACTTCGATCTGACGTGTCTCGACCTTTGTCACGACTTCCACTGCAGGATTATGCGCGCATCCAGAAATCAATAAAGACATAAGAAGACCGGCACCGACAACAATCCTCATTTGACACCTCCAGCGAATTTTCGCTTGCGAAGGTTTTCCAAAACAGGTGCCACGGGTCCATCATTTTCAGGTGACGTTAAAGCGATTTCACGCTCCAATTCGCGATTCAAAACGGCTGTTTCATTGAGAGACGTTTGCACATCGTTCAGTAACGCGAGCGTACGCTTATGCTCGACATCCGCCTGTTTTACGGCCTCTGCGTTCGAGTTTGCGACGTCAATGGTTAGCTTGAGCTGAGCATTTGCGAGAGCGAGCTGGGCGTCGGATTCGGCCAGCTTGGATTTTAGGTTGCCGATATAGAGCCAGCCGCCAATTATGATGGCTGAGAGTGCGATGGTGAGGACGAGACGGATGTTGGAGATGATCGACATACTCATCTTCTCGTAAGAAAAAAGATGCCGCAATTAAGATTGCTTGATGCTGCTAGTGCTGCGAGTACCCATGCAAATTCGTGCGTCAAAGCTGGTAAAAGCAAGAGAAAGACGGCGCTGTTTAAAAGCAGAAAACATCCAAGAATTTTGATGAAGTTCATAGCTCAACATCCTTCTTGTCGTCAGCGGCCTCGGCTCGACGTCGCGTGAAAGCCAGCCCAAGGATGTCGGAAAACCAGCTTGGAATGCCCTTGCTTGTGCGAAAATCGAGATGGCCGATACCCATATAGATCGCGAGCAATGCAACGACCCATGGGCCGAGTTCACCTATAATTTGGGCGGTGTGCGGGTTACCAATCAGTAAGCCAACACCAGCAATCCCGAAGAACGCCGCGAGCGATGCGATAGTGATCTTCTTTGAAAATTTTCGCGTGATTTCTTTCTCGGTGCTCATGCTGACACCTCCAATTTTGCTTGGAGACCCGACGCTTCAGCAATTGAAAACAACATTTTCATGCCTAGAGAAACGCCATTTCCAGCGCGAATTTTCCGGATGTGGGAGTCTCGAACTGATGGATAAAGCTTAGAAATATCGGCCGCTGTCAGCTTTTTCTGTTTGATATGGCACTCAAGTGCATAAGCAAGGTCGTCCTGAAAATTGCGAAAGGATGCGGAGCGATATGAATAAGGAGCAATCGGTCGAGCCATTATTTTGACCCTCCCTTGAGTATGTCGGCGTATTCATTTTTAGCATCGAAAGACGGACAGGCTTTGCCCTTATCAAAGTCGCGATGGCCGACGAGCGTGGTAATCTTATAAGTTTTCACGAGTTCAGTCAGAAGTTTGCGCAGCGCAACTTTTTGCTCTGGTGTTCTGGTATCTTTCGGCTTCATGGAAGCGTCGACGCCGCCGACGTAAACAACGCCTATAGACCCTGAATTGTGCCCAGCTACGTGAGCGCCGACTTGCTCAACTGGACGGCCAGCATGGACGGAGCCATCGCGGTAGACGACATAATGATAACCTATGTCTTTCCAGCCATTATCTCGTGTATGCCACATTCTGATGGTTTTTACGTCGACATCGCGGCCTTCGGGCGTGGCAGTACAGTGAATAACTAAAGTATGAATTGAACGCATAAAAATAGGAACTCTGAATTATTGTTCCCATTTTCTTCTGTCTCAATGTAAGTTGCAAGAAAAAATTAAATCGAAAACCATGCCGTTACATGAAAACGGCATGGTAGAATGGTTGATGTTAGAGTTATTTATTGCATTTCATTCTTCAGTTCATCACACCAAGAAAATTTTCTCATCGTTGTCAGTTTTGCAATGAAATTGGATTCAAAATATACCGGACAATCTCTCGGATATGCTCGTTTTAGTCCTTCTTTCATAGCAGCTGCATACGGTGCTTCAACTCTATTTTCAGCTTCAGTAGCTCGCTGACAACCCTTAAAAAATACAAATGCAATCATTGCAATTATTATTAGAACGATAATATTTTTACCCATCTACTCCCCCAGATTCATGTGCTATCTACATGAAATAACACATGAATCTATCAAGTAAATGAATATTTTCATCAATCAAGCAGCCATCTGCATCTGCACGCGGTCGCCCATGGCTTGACAGCGACCATCTGCCGACAACAGGAGAAGCGTGCGTTTTCCGTTGTGATATTGAACGATATGCGCGTGTGCCCAAGTCGTTGGTCCCTTATTATACCCTTGATCCAGCTTAGCGCTGACACCAGAAACGTAGGCACCTTCGGATATCGATGGCGTATGTGTGTGTCCCGTGGACGTCCTGACGCCAAACCTTTTGAATTGATTTGGGCTTCCTCGTGATCCGGAAATTCCAAGATCCCCATGCAAACCGCATTCAATGCCGTCGACTTGATAACCTTGGCCAGCGCCCACAAATTCCACGGAATCCGGCAGGTTGGCTCGGCGCAATCCGTATTCAACGACATTGAAAATATCATTGCCAGCTCGAATTGCTTTATGCCACGCGGCGTTGAGATCGTGCCAATAATAGGCGTTCTTGACGTCTCCAGCCCCGTCAACATTCTTGAGCCATCTTGCTAGCGCGTTGTCGTGGTTGCTTTCGACAACAACGGTTCTACAAAAATCACGTGTGCACGCTGCTATAAAGTCAGACGCTTCCTGCACCTCTGCCTCGACATTTTCAGACCCGCCTGCTGACACGAGAGCCATTACGTGCGGATCTGCCAGATTGTGGTGATTTCGACGGCGGAAATCCAATGTGTCGTGGAAGAATTGCAACTCGGGCTGGAGGCCATCCAAAATGTTGATGTTGTCCAGCCTCTGCTTTGTTTTCCGGTCATATCCGAAGCTTGACGCGGCAATGACTAGATCAAGCTGTTCATGGTGAATGTCGCCCCACGATATCGCTCGCACGCGCTGATCACCGAAGCATTCGCCGTCCATCACGAATGTATTCAGGTCTTGAAAAGTGCCGTCATCCGACGCAGAAACTGGGCGTAAAAATACTTCTCCATCAACATCAATTTCAACCACGGTGAAGCCGAAAGTATGATGAAAAATGCTCTTCTGGCCTGCAGCGCGAGCGGTGTAATTCGGCATAGTCACGGTACCCGTGCTGACTGCAAAGCGGGGGTCTTGTCCCTGCAGTCGGGGAATAGATTGCAATGCGATACGGGAGTGAGGAACGATGACATGACCGCCGTGGTTTTGCGTGAGCCAGCCATTCAGAGGGTTTGCGGTCGTCGGAAGAACGTTTGCACTGCCGAGATAGAGCACATCAGGCGTCAATTGAACGCGGTCGTGACACAGATATTGATGAAGTGATGGATCATAAACATTAGCTTGCGCTGAATGATCTTCGAACAGACCGAGCTGATACGTATGACCACCGATGACAATATGAGCGCCAATATATTGCGCATAGGCCTCCATATTTCGCAGGAATTCTGCATGCACCGGGGTGTCATCCTGAGCCGCCGAAATTAGAAAGCGATGGACAATTCCAGGTTCTAAATCGGCATCAATGGTCGGCAATTCGGAAATGCGGGGCTTCTGCTTTTTGGCTGGTTTTTCGTCTTCTGAAGGGGTTTCTACAGTCTCTGAAGGCCAAATCTTTTCGACGGCTTCGGTCGCTGATTTTGGTTCTGATGGCTTGTTGATGGACAGCCATATTTTGCGAGATGCGTAGAAAGTAAGTTCACATTTTTCTGCAACTTCTCGTATAGATGCGCCTGAATTAAATAGCTCTTCCGGGGTTTTTCGTCTTTCGATTTCCATGTCTATCTGTGTAGATAATTCACGTTCGAAGTGTTTCTTAAGTTGTTTACTTGTCATGAGATTTTCCTTTCACTCTTGATGACAAGTAAATTATTCGGTGTATTCATGATCAATACAAACTCTTTTTTTCAATGTAATCAATGACTTATCGCAAACTATGTTGACATTTCTATGCGTAATAAGCGGAAAATGAGTAAATTAAATTCCAAAAAATTTCTTGGCGACTGGTAATATAATAGCAAATGCTACGGAGAAAACCGCCGACAGAGCTGCTATATAAGCTTTGTCTTCTCGACGCTTTGCTTTTAGCTCTGCTACATCTGACTCAATAGACGATAATTTTGCTTGCATAGATGTCGAATTTTTAAGAAAGGAATCCAGCTTTTCTTCCATGCGCGCTTGCGAGCGTATGACTTCTAAAAGCTCTTTTGATGGAAAATCGGTTGTCATTGAAAAATTCTCAGTTTGAAATGCGTTTTGACTACGACAACAGCTTGAACTGCAAGATTCTAGGCCTTAATTTCGACCGAGAAATTTTGAGGTGGGGAAAATGACTGTTACTCGTTCAGTTGCACTGAAATCCTATCTATTGGCAGTTGTATCTGGCTTAGCTATCTTTTGCGGGACTGATGCTTCTCTTGCTGAAGCAACGAAATTAAATGCTGAATATATTGGATCAGCAACAAGACCAGATACGAATGAATTTAAAGAGCTATATATAAATACCATCAAGAATACAGAGGTAAAAAATACCAAATATATTACCTATTCGACCTTTTCATCGACGGGCAAGAATGAGAGTCTCTCAGCTATTGTATACTGTGATGATAAAAACCCACGATTTTTGCGCGACGACACTGGCCAAGAGTTCAAAGTGGATTTGCCAGCTAGTGGCGATCTAAATTCCCGTGTGTACAACCGTGTTTGCGAACGGGTGGCGTATAAAGAATTACCCGAACCAGAAGCTGACAGCAGCATCGAGAACGCAGTAGTCAGCAATGGCTCCAAGGATATGTATAATGTTATCGCTTTGGATAAAAATAAGAATTTAACAAATTTAGTCAAAACAATAGTGAAAGCTGGCAAGCACGAGATAGAAACATTCATTTATTGCGATAGAGATATGTCTTCAATCTACTATCCAAGGTTTAATAAGCTATTTGATAGAAATAAAATAATGATGCTTTATACGTCCCCTGAGAATAAGCAGGACAAAGAAGACGCAGTAGCTTATGGTTTAGTTATTCAAAATTCATGTCCAAATGTCGATTCATACGACTGGATTATCAAAGAACGCGGTTTAGAACATGCAGTCCTTCGTAAACGGGCAAAGCCTCAAGAAGTAGACACAAAACCGCGTAGTCAATTCGAGAAAGACCTATTTAATCTGATTAATCCATTCGGAGCTATGGAAGGCACTTTAGAAGAAAAGGTGCGGACCATCTATGTTCAATATATTGTCGCAAAATCTGCCTGCAGCACAACTCCGGAAGGCGCTTATCGGCTTGAAGAACTGAGACAAAATATGGGGCCATTCGAAGAATGGGTAAAAGCGTCTGGAGTGTCGGCCGATAAAATTTGGAAGGATGCCGTTGCAGCTTCAAAAAACAATCCTGGTCTAGCGATAATGGGAATGGGAAAAATGTTACCGCATCAAGACCAAATGCTTGATGAATGTGAACGGATTTCTAATCAGATTGAATTTCAGATTAGCAAAATTGCTGGTTCAAATTCCAGTTCAGCAAAGTCCTTGGAAAAGGATTTCTGATTTGCCCGGACAAACCTGAAAGATCCTTGTATATGCGGCTTCAGAAAAAGGAAGCCGCATATGAGCAACATTGACATTCTGAAAGTGAACATCAGCGCCGAAGAAGCAGAAGAACTCAGGCTACAATCCGCGCTTACTACGCTGCCTGAAGATGGAATTTACCTTCTGAACGCCATCGATGAAGCCGTAAAAATTGGCACCGTTGACAAAAATGACATGCTAAGCGGACAAGACATGCTGATTGCTATTGCCGAAAAGCTTGAAAATGAAGGTCGAGATCCGTCAGTGCTGGCTGATATGATCAAAAATATCCGCTTGATGTCTGATTACGCGACGACGCGGCTTGTGCCGATAGAAATCCCATAAATTCAATTGTTGTCTGGCGGTAATCTGACAACATTTGTCGCTACAATCGCGCTCGACAGATCGCACCTTTCTGTCGAGCCGATGATCATTGTCGTCGAGTAGCTATCTCTCCTGCGTGCGCTGCTATCACGTATAGAGCCACGAGTCGGCTGATACATACGATCCCGACGCGCTTGCTCCTGAGCTTGAAATCTCATCGTGTTCATAACTGTGAAAAGTTCGCTAGAATTTTCGATTTCCATGTCCATATTCAATTACTCCTAGCTTCCGATAACAGCATTCCGTTGAAGCCAAATCGGTTTACAAGTCACCGTCAGATTGCGTGTTAAAAGGTCTTCCTCACGGATCGGATCGACGTCGAGATAGATTTGCGTAGGCATATTCTCGATGATTTCGACAGGGTCAGGCATGCCTCTGGCTACGTTTCTTTGATCCGAATAACCATTTATAATATGAATATTGTGCGACTGCCCGCGCAACGCGTTTGCATTGGTCGGTTGTGATGCTAGCGGTGCAGATAACGAATAAACTATTTCCCCATTGTCACCTGTTTGCTGTTCACTTCCTACGGGAAATGGTGGATTTCCGCCGTTGCCCAAGCACGCCAATAATGTGATTTCCGCAAATCTTTTTGCGCCATCAGCAACCAGTTTGATGCTTGAAATCTTCGCGCTCACACTGCCGATTTTGCGATTTTCGACACGACAAGAATCTCGTGTTGTCATTGAGCGAGCGGCCGACCATTCGCATTGGAATGAGATTTCAAGGCATCTGGCGCGTGCAATTACACGACGATTCAGCATGCGAACTGCGTATCTCACGCTTCGAGTACCACGATCCGAGTCAAAATATCGCGCAGCCGATTGTGTAATCGGGGCGCTTTTTGCTATTTGAACGAATGACGCGAAAGAGAAAAGAGTGCCAGCCGTGTGCGCGACGATACAGCGCCACTTGTGACCATTATATATTACTTCATCGCCAACTTCGTATTCCATCGGCTCAAGCGTATCGGGATGCTCGGATGTCCATAATTTTGTTGATGGATCGAGGTTTAGCGGTGCTAGATTAATGACATCAGCGACTTCGGCTTTGTCATCACCCAAAATTTCTTGCTGATCAACAGGCATGGAAATCGTCAAATGCTCTTCGCGTTGTTGCTGAAAATCGTAGCCCAATCGCACTTGCATTTTGACAGTAGCAGCTTGCAATAAAACCTGACAGCCGATGACTTTTTCATCATTCAGAGCATATTTTTCTCTTCCGACGTCATAAGAATCTAAAATACCATCCGGATTAACGTATTCGATGAAAGATTCAGCGACATGCCAGCCCGTATTTTCACCGACTGGTGTTCCGGGTTGAGGTAGACTTTGAGCTAAATCTTGCCAGCTGTAAGTTTGTACCGCTTCCCAAATCGCTGGAAGAGTCTGAACGCCCTTGGCTTCCTGCGTCCAGCTTGCAACCACTCGCAATCTTGTTTTAGAGCGCGGTGGATTCCGCAAATTGACAGTCAGAGAATTCTCAAATCCGCTCTGATCAATAGCATGTGTTATATTGCCGTTGATCATTGAAACGCGTTCGATTTGCAGGGTTTTTCTATCCCAGCGCCAGAATTCCAATCGCCCAGCAAGCGCGCTCATCGGGTCATCGGAAGCATCCCGACTGTGAAATAGAGCATCATACGATTCATAAGGTATGCGCGATGCAAGAGAGCCGTTCGGATCATACCCATCGATTTCCCCAGTTCTCAAAGCGTCGGCCGCCGCTTTCAGCACCACATCTTCATCAGGTGGCACACACTGAAATCTGAGCGTTAAAGTCTGTTGACCAAGCTCCGAAGGCACAGAGATAACGCGACCACGTGCGAGTTCAACAGGAATATTATCGGAAGCTAGCTTCTCGCTTAGTACAGCATACCTTTCACTCCGACCGATGCCGAGCAATCCAAGCCCCGGATTCGGAATCTCGACTTCGAAGCCTGAGTTGATGATATCGCCTTCTTCTTGCTCATAAATGCTTCCACGAATGCAGAATTCGTCTTCGCGAGCGTGAGTGACGGGATTAAAAGGTGTGTTGTAAGCTGGAAGCCAGGAGAGATAGAGCATTAGTTATCTCCCTGCCAATCGGGGCCACCGATTTCCTCTGCAGTCAGGCTCCATTGAACAGTTGCGTTCTGCTCGTGCGCGGATGAAGACCAAGGTTCGGTTACGAACAAATCAATCCACGGCCTGTAAAAAATGCGCACAGTCTCGGTCGCTGGAGCGGCCAAAGTGACGACTTTGTTCCAAACTGTGAAAGGGACAGGTTCAAAATTTTTGGTCAAACAGCGGATCGAGGTATAGCCAGTTGCGTCCACTTTATACGGATATCGAATGAGCGTGCGGGACTGCGCTCCAGGCTGTATTGCGTCAGCGAATTCACATGGAGGGATTATTGTAAATGTTGAACCAGGCCACATATGGCTCAACGCTGGTGGTCGCATATCATCAGATGACGAAATCGTGCATTTGAAAAGCTTGAATTCGTCGGCTGCTAGGTTTCGCGCCTGTCCATTCCAAGAGCGCACGATGTGACCTGAATCTTCAATTGGCGAAAAATCGACGGTCAGGCCGAAAGCCGTTTGCCAGCCAACTGCCAAATCATCCGATATAAGTGTCGTGGTAATTGGAAAATCGGTCATCAATACCCCCCTTTTTGTTGCATACTGTAAAGGGTTTGATTCATCTTCCGAGCTGTCAGTGGATCTGCTTGAAGCGTGCCGAGGCCTTGGCCGTTCAACGTCAGATTCACGTTTACGGTTTCCGTCGAAGCCCTTGAATTCTTATTATATTCCGCATCTTCTTTTATGAATCTGCGGTCGGATTCCGATAGATTTTCTCCCCACAAATTCACGACACCACCAGGCAATAAGTGGGCAGTTTCAAGACCCATCTGAGTATTGATGCCCTGACTTCTGTACCAATCACCTTGTCTTTTTCGGTCGTATCGAGCAAAAGCCTTGTCGAAGTCGGCATCATATTTTGTCTTCAAGTTTTTCTGAACGTCACTCTGACGGGCTTCATCCGAGGCTTTCCAACCGCTCCATTCATAAGCTTTTTTACCGCCGTACCAGCCTAATGCACCGCCGCCGACCACGGCCGCGCCAAGGATGCCTGCCTTTGCTCCGAGTCCCAGTGCACCAGCAGCGCCAGCTCCTGCGACAGAACCAACACCGCCGACTGCAGATGCACCTGTCGCGGCGGTTGCGATACCAGCAATACTTTTTGCAAGAGCGCCACCGCCGCCCATCGCAAACAGCGCCCCAAGGACTTTCATGAGCTGTCCAGCGGCGGTAGCGGCTAGTCCAAAAAGACCAATAAATTTGGTCATGCCGACGAACAGAAGTAGCGTCGTAACGTCGAGACCGAAAAAGTCAGCGACTGGCTGAAGAAGTGTATGGATCGCAGACAAGACGGTTTTCACCATTTCCAACGCCTGCATAAAATCCTGCCCGAAGGCTTTCGCTTGGTCGCGTAGGTCGTTCAACCACTTGAATTCAGAAGCATCCTGACCGCGCAAAATTGCATATAAATCTTTGACAAATTTGATTGCGACGACGATGCCATCCCTTATCTTGTTCAGCCATTCGAACCGTGAATCTTCACCGTCCCATAGCTTCTTCAGTTCTTTATACATGTCGGAAATGAAGGCTCTGGCCGATTCCAGTTTCTCAAAAAGCGTGTCTAACCACGGCGTTTTAAAACCTGCGCGTTGGCCTTGGAAAACACCAATAATATCGCTGACCAGGTTGCGCGCGTAGACAAATCCGTCCTTTAAAATACCAGCAATTCGCTCGCGATAGCGAACCATAAACTCCGTCATCGCGTCCGTGCTCTCGGTGAGCAACGGCAACACTTCACGAGCGACGGCCATTTTCACGCCGTTGATAGACCGCCTGAAATTCTCAGCCGAAGTCGCATAAGCAACACCTATATCTGTGTCGCGCTTGGTGACTACACCGCCCAGGCGTTCCAGCTCTTTTCTATAATTCTCGATAGCTGTGCGACCGCCTTCAAGAAGAGGCACCATTTTTGCACCCGCGTCCTCGCCGAACAATTGAATTGCAAAGCGCAGGCGCTGTGTCGGATCGTCAACTTTCTGCATAGCGTCAGAAAGTGCTAGGAGGCCTTCCATGCCGCCCTTACTGGCTTTCTCGACGTCCAGACCATACTTTTCAAGGCCAAAAAGTGCTTCGCCAACGGGTCCAAAACTCTTCTTCAGAGTGCGCTCAGCTTTCTCAAGCTCCGCGAGCTGTTGACGCAAACCATGGACAAACTGTTGTGTCTGCAGGGTTTGGTTCTCATACGGTGCGGCACGCGCAATGCGGTGTTCAAGCTGACTTTTGTACTCTTGTATGCCTGCGAGTGACGACATCCGAGCTTGCCCAACGGCATCACCTGCGGACGTCAAACCATCAATATTTCCAGCGCGAAGTGAGAAAATGGCATCTTTACGAGCATTGGTTTTAAACGCAGAAAACTCATCATTTGCTTCACTGATTTTCTGCCGAATGCCTAGAAATTCAGAGCCGATTTTGGAAAGGCCTTTGACTATTTCATCACCAGCCACGCCTTCGCCAGCGCCAGCAAATCCAAGCACAGACAGGTCTTCAGGAGACACTCCGAGCGCACGAGATTGCTTAGAAAGCTTATCCCATTCGCCAGCCGTATCTTTGCTCATTTTTATGGCAGCGGCTGACACCGTGGCGAGCGCCGCGACGGCACTGGCGGCACCGATAGAAATTGTTTTGAAAGCGGTTTCTGCGCCAGTTTTGAGACCGCCGAAGCCGACCTTACCGACTGACAGAGATGCAGATTTTAATGTCGCCAGTGAGCGCTTCGACTTCTCGATGTCTTTCTGAAACGGTTCGAGAGCCTTCGCGCCCGACTGCTTTATATTATTGATGCTATCGCGAGCAGACTGCTGAAATTTACGGAAGCCAGAAACCGCCTCAGACATTCCTCTGAAACTGAATCTTGTTTTGATTTCTGGCGTTACGTTACTCACTTTACGAATTCATCCCAAACTTTTTTATCTCCAGAATTTGCCACGAGAAAAGCTTCAGCCATTTGAATTTGCTTGCGTTTCTCATCGCGTCGGAGGATTTTCAATCTCATTATCAACTGGCGCGGTGAAAGATTTAAGCCCGATTTTCCAGTCTGATTTTCGTAAGAAATCGCGCTTTTCACCAGGTTCACGAACGGCCCGCTTAAGTTCAGACCGCCCTTGCGTCGGGGTCGTGGGAGACTGGCTTTTTCGGAAATATTCCGTTCAACGCCGATGTGATCTTCGTAAAAAAATCGTTTAGGTCGCCGTCGCCCAAGGTCACTTTTACGGATTCAGAAAAGAGTGCGAGGGTCAGATCGTCAGGCTTCTGAGTAATGAGATTTTCAAAATCGGCATTGCCTTCGCGGTTTGATGCACATGCAATAAAAGCGGCGGCGGCGGCTATACCAGAATCCATGAAAACTGATATCAACGATGGCTGCATTTCCTCAGGCAGAAGATTGCCGTCCTTGTCCAGTTTCGGCTCAAAGAGATCGATGAGTTTAGGAAAGCGTTTTACGAGCCTTAAGCATTCCAAAATAGTAACCGGACGTAGTTTTGTAGTAACGCCCAATATTGTTACTTCTTGATAAGAATGGTCTACTGCTGTCAACAAATCATCAATTGACTTAACTTCTTGTTTTACTATAGCATTCATTAGTATAACTCCTTGTAATATTTAATGAATTATTAATATTAGACGGCAGTCTAATTGACTGCCGTCTTTTCAATGTTTTAGGCTTTTGGAATTGAGCGGATGGTACCGTACGAATTCTTGTTCGACGTCGCGTAGACGGAACCCTGAACCGTGAACTGGTTCAGCTGCTCGGTTCCAAACGCTGGCACCGCACCGCTCGGACGAAGTTCGACGTCGTTGTACGTCTGCTCAAACTCTTCGCCGTCGCCGGATTCCGAGGTGACACCGATAAACACGAGTTCGCCTCGCACACCCGCAGTCGACATCAGGTCTAGGTCGAGAAGACCCTCAGATTCTGTGATAGCTGGCAGCGTGTACTCGATTATCGCATCGCCTGTGAAACCCGCAGGGAGAGCGATAATTTGCACATATCCGGCTCTGTGTACGGTGTAATGCACATCTTCAACGAGATCGTTATCGGCTCCGTCTGAAACTCCGCTTACAACTGGCTTGAAACCAGGAATCTTGACAGCATCACCAACGGCGACATCTTCTATCGTGAGAGTTCCAGCCGTCACAGCTGTCTGAGTCAGCAGCCTACGATTAGCCATAAAAAGTATCTCATAGCCGAGTTCAGTCCAGCTTTCGCATGTAAAACTTATCTGACCGTCTTTCGTGGTCACGTACTTCTTGATGAGACGACGATCACCGAATTCCTGCGTGTATGACTCGATTTCGGTCAGATTAGGCGTGAATTCCATAGACGCTAATGCGCCCAGGTTCACATATTTGTCAGTACCCTTTTTGCGAAATATGAGCTGACCGCCACTGACGCGCTGCTTATCTAAAATCGGCTGTAATGCTAATGTTGCCATTTCGTTCTCCAAAAAATTAAATAATGGTTGTTGGATCGGTATCTGTCGTTCGGACAGAGCATGAGAAATTGAGTGTTTGGACGAGCATAAGACCGTCTTCAGTCGGCTGACCTGTAGGCTCCGCACTGCCGTTGTATCTCCAGAAAAGGAGTCTCCCGACGCCGAGAGCTGAAGGCTTTGCAAGCGTCTTTTCAACAAGCACAGACAGCTCATCAAGCGTGTCTTCGGCGTCGGGAGTTTCTTCGTGTATGCCGACAGTTACTGAAATCTGCATATCGCGCTGAAGCTGACGGTGTCCGGGTGTCCCGTTAGAGCCAGAAACAGCGACATTTTCCGCCACTGACACGATTGCTAAAGGAAAATCGGTGCGCTGAAACTGACGGAGCATGCGGCTAGCAGAATGAGCAGACGCGAAGGCAGGAAGTGCCTTCAGCACTTCGATAACCCCGTTTCTTATCTGCGTCTTCACATGCGTCATCAGCCGTCGTTCTTTCTGAAAAGCTTGATCTCTAACTGAGCGTAACCGTCACTTTTGCAAGATTCTACACCGTAGTTGACACCTGAAATCGTTATTAAATCTCGGTTCGAAAACATTAAATCAAGAGGGCCAGATGCACGATCAGGAGCCAACTTTTTTGCATCTTCTATGAGTACGAAAGCGGTCGGCTGAGCTTCTTCTACTTGCACTCCGGCCGCATCGACCGGAGCATAGGCATCATTAAAAATAAGCTGTATCGGCTGCGAGATATCGGCATCGTGCTGATGCCAAAAATGGCTCCCGCGTTCGCGAAATATGCGGCTGGCTGTTTTTGCAAGTGTTCTGAAAGCTGGGTGTTTAGACATTTGCCGCTGCTTTCAGTTGTTCGATCTCATATGCCAATTTGCTCGTGAGCAGGTTTAGCGAGCCAATTTCCTGGCGCTGAAGTGCAATGAGAGCTTCGACGCTTTCGAAGCCGCCGACATACGGACTATACCGCGCGACGGCTGACGCATTTAATCCCGACGACAGATTTTCGACAGCTTTGTACGAGAGCGATTTACCAGACAGTCCTAAAACCTGTGCTATCTTGCCGCCAGTGATGCTGATTTCGTGATCTTCATAATTCAATGATCGAACTTCAAGCCTGATGCCGCCACCGAAATACACAAAATAGCAGTCAGGCAGACCGCTCATATTCAAGTTCGCAACTATATTCGGTACGTCTAAATATGATCCTGCGGATATCGAATACGGCGTGCCATCAACGGTGATCTCCAACGTGTCTGTTTCGGACAAATAATTTGAAAGATCAGTGTTTTCTGACAGAAGATTCCCAGTGTTGTCGGGGAAAATATATCCAGTGTTGATGATCATAGGTTGATCCAACAACGGCAAATTCGCAGACCGAGAGGCCGCTGAAGCCGCTGCTCTGGCTTCCAGAGAAAGCCGCTGAATCTGCTTATCGACTGTGCCCTGAGACGTCCAAACATCGGTATCTCGAAGCGAAAATGGGACTTCTACAGCTGTCGAAATTGCACTCTGTCCGGCAAGACCTAGGATATACCAGAGGTGCTGATAATCGGGGAAACCAGGCGTTGGAAAGACAATGCTATCGCCGCCCCCGACTTCGAACCTGATTTGACCGCCGAAAAGTTCGACAATGTATGACACGCCATTCATCCATCCGATGTCCTGAAATTTCATCAAGACGTCGTTCATCGTGTCAGTCGCGATGAATTGAATCGCGTGATCGTTGCCGTTTATCTGAAAAATATAATCGCGTTCGGTAACTCCGTAGTCAGCTAATTTTGAGGTATGAGACATCCAGTTGTTTGGATTACCGAATAGCCATGCAGCCGTATAATCTGAACGATTTTCTTCAACGAGAGCATAACGGATATCGCGTTGCACTGTGATTTCTTCGTCGTGCAACTCGACAGTTGTCTGCAGAGTTGACACGTCAGATGAGACCTGACCCGCCTGCGTTTCGACATCAGAAACGCGATTTTCAATGAAAGAATAATTATTTTCTAGATCTGTTACACGGCCTTCAAGAGCCGGATCTACGCCGCCTGAGGTGCTTTGTGGGAGGATTGGATTCATCATCACTTAGCCCTCCAGTACGTAAACGAGGGCAGATTTCTCGGCTGAGAAATGAAGAGTGCAACCAGCGTCGACCGAGAAGCTGAAATAGCCGCCTGCGGTCAGGGGCATGCCGAAATACGGAGTGAATGGTTCGCCTTCTTTATCAGTGTAAAAAAGGACTTCGGATGTCGCATAAATCTGCACAAGAGACGTGTCTGCCAGGATCGTGTAAGAAAAAGGCGAACCTTCACTTACAGCAATTTGGCTGACATTCATGCTTACAGCAGAAGGCGCTGGATGAGCTGGCATGCCACCATTCGGGGCTATAGCGGTCTTTACAATCGGTATCGTCATCGAAAAATCTCCTAAAAAATATCGCTCTTTAAAATGAAGAAGCCGAGGATGAAAAAGGAGCCATCCCATCCCCGGCCTGTGATCCCGCGCTACAAGAGGAGAAAAGCGCGGGGAATGGTTACTTGGCTTCGATCTTGACGATAGCCTGAAGACGCTGAACCCAGCTGATGACGTTCGTCTGGGCTTTCAACTCGACGCCTTCATCGTGCGGCAGGTCATACGGTGAGACGTATTCAGGAAGACCGATGACGCCGAGATCTCTCATGCCCGTGCCTGGGCCGAAGCGCGTCTGGAACATGCCGTCAACGACTGGCACGAGATACATATCGTGGTCGCCAAAAATTGTCTGGCTACCGAGCTTGTTGCGAGTGTACTTAACTGCCGTGATGTTCGACGCGATCTGAAAACCGTCGCTGAGATCATCGCGGAGGTATGCGCCGTCATTGTAACGTTCGAACATTTTTTCGAAGTTCGGGTGATCAGTGATCAGCGGGAAAGCTTCCTTGCCAGCGATGAGAATCCAACGATCAGCGGTAAACTCTCCGAGGTTGTCTTCACCCTTATCTTTGGCCTTCACAAGTTCAGTGCGAAGCTTCGTGTTTGCAGATGCGAAGTCGATCTGTGCCTTCGTCTGCGATACGCCGAATTCTTTATACCAATTGCGACTTACTTCGCCCTTAGAATTCAGCAAACGGCCAGTGATTGCACCGATACGCGACACTTCCCACATGCCACGGTTACGCTTGTTAAATTTCGAAAGAAGCCTGTTTCTCTCTGTTTCTACAGAAACCAAAAGCTCACTACCCGCTGCGCGAATACCTTCGAATTGGGTCGCGAATAGCGTATTCTGCTGTGGGTAGTGAGGAATTTTAACAAGTACCGAGCTGTCGGTATCGCGTTCAGGGGCATCGCCAGGTGCCCCGCGAACAGCTTCAGGAATCATTTCTAAAGTGCCATCGGTAAAATCGATAGCGACGGTCGGCAGGTGGACTCCTTCGCTATTCCAATGAAGCCACTTACTCGCGAGATCCGGCACGTAAGGCTGTGTGACAACAAAATCAGTCAATGCGGCTTTATCGAAAAGCTCGTTTCCAGAATTTAAAATATTATTGAGTTCCATTATGTTTCTCCAAAAATGTTTACGTTATGTTCTTTTTACGAACGAAGAATGAGGCCCTGCTTTTCAAGATGAGGAGCGATGTCAGAGATGCTCACACCTGCAGGGATTTCCAATTCAAAACCCTTGATGGTCGCGTCACGAACGACTGCAAGAGCAGGTGCTTCGGTCAGCTCGTCATCAGCATGAAACACGGTTCGGTTTGCTAGAATTGCAATCGAAAGAGCGACTTCAGCATCTTCTTCCGCAGGCACGAGATCCGCAGCAGTAAGAGCCACGTAGATGCCGTCGTCGCCGAGTGTAAGGATGGTTCCCGATTCATACGGAGTCGTAGAAGCCGAAATTATGATCTCTTCAAAAGAACGGTCGCCGCTGGCTGGCATCAGCAAGAATGCTAGATCAGGGCGCTGTTTAAAAAATCTGGTCATTTAGAAATCTCCAAAAATATTGTTTCGTTATAATGTCTTACGAACGCTTGTTCAGCTTTGCGTAGATATCGCGAGCGCTTGTAAGTTTTACTTCCTTGCGTGCAGGACGTGGCTCGATGTCAGAGCGTGCACCCGAGGTGCCAACTGCCTTCGACATAATCGCTGAGCGGATGCTGGCTTTCAGATCTTTTGAGCGAGTGCCGAGAGCAACCAGGTCGTCAACTGCCTTCGTCAATCCGTAGCTCTTCGCAATCGAGCGGATAGAGCGGATTTCCTCCTCTTCCTTTTTCTCGTCTTCAGCAGTGTCATCACGCTTGCCGCGCTTGCGTTCTTCTTCCGAAGGCTCTTCGTCATCCTCAGCGCGTGCTTTTCTAAGCTTGCGAGCGCGTTCTACGATCTCGTCAGGAGCGTCGTCACCGAGTTCTTCGATAGCGGCTTCAACAGCTGCTACTGCTTCGTCAACAATTTCGGCGGCGGCTTCTGCAGCGTCCACGAGTTCTACAAGTTCAGTCTCATCCATTTTTCTTTTCTCCAATTTTCGTTTGGTTCTGGTGGAATTGGCCTTCGGCTTCGCCTTGGAAATCGGCTTGTTGCGGAAGGAAAATGTTGGTGTCGGAATCGAGCGACCTGCTGACCTGACACTTGCATTCGGGTCAGCTCCGACTGCTACGAGCGATGCCTCATAAAGCGTCCAGCTCGTCGCATAAGCGACTGGGACATCACCGTCGCGGTGTTCAATTTCGTAGCTGTTTACGCCGTATCCGGCACTAATCTGATTATAATGGCCGTCAACAATATCGGCGATGAGATCGGCATTTCTGCTGTTTAGAACGGCAGTGCCATGCACTTCGGTGCCGACTGATCGGACGTCATCGACTTTGCCCAGTATAGTGTTCACACCAGAAAAAGTGTCGTGACAGTCTACGAGGGGCATCCCGACCGTGCGCGAGAAATCCAGACCGGATGCCAGCAGCACTTCGTCGACTTCTATATATGCATCATCGGCGTCGATCTTCGGCTGATCCGGATTTCTGATGGATGTGCGGACAGGCGTCTCTGTCGAAATGACGATGCCGAAAGATTTATGCTCGACATCAACGGATGCTGGCACGCGAGCAAAGGCTCGTGTGCGCAGTTGTCCTTGTTTTTGTTCGAACTTTTTCGGCATTCATCAATCCAGAATTTGTTATCTGGTCTGATGATGCGGGAGGGTTTTGCAAGATTCTACTTCGAAGTAGAAGATTTTTAAAATCATTTGTATCTATAATAACGGCTATTTTCTATTTCTTCGTCAGATCAGTTGATGTATGTTAAGGATGCTGATTGTTAATTCTCATTTGAATAAAAACCTCGTCCTATCCAAACAAAAGTAAAGAACGATACAAACAGAACAACGGGTATAGATACTGCTCTAGATATCTCTATTGCTATTTGCTTAAGGATCACCGTGGATCTTCGATTGCTATAATCATTATCAACCACCTTATCATAATTGGATAATATACTCTTTTGTTCATCACTCATTTCAAATGATAGCCATCTTATCGGGTCACTTGGAATAGAAACAATATCATTTGTATAGCAAACACCGTAACTGTTGGGTGTTTTAGAAACAGGTTGTCTACATAACATATCTTTTTCTTTAACCATGCCTTTAATCTTATTAATTCCAATAAGGTCATCAAAGGTCACAGTCTGGAATATATTATTATCTGCTTCAACTTTTGAATTGAAGATATATGAATAGACTCCGATATCATTATCAGACACGAGCATCGGATTCTTAAAGACGAATGCAGCGTAAAAAACTAACCACACGACTGACACGACAACCCAGATTCTAAAATACCCAGACCGCCAATTTATCTTACGTACCGATGTCATAACTGCCCCGATATGATAACCCACTATGCCTGTTTATATTGTTTGAGATGTTAAATGTCGCTATCCATTTTCGGTGGTTCGACGGCTGTTTATATTTTTTCGTCAAGCGTTTAATGTCGGGGGGAATAGAGTGAACGAACAGTTCAGAATCTTTGTTGAGGGTTTGCATCCAAAATTCGAAAAGCTGATGTCGATGGAACCTGTTGTTAATGGCAGGCTTCCAAAGATTATGCCTCGGTCGGGCATCTACCTGTTCTCAGAAAACGGCGAACATCTATATATTGGGCGCACGCGGAATTTGCGAAGCCGATATTCCCAGCACTCGCGTCCTAGTAGCAAGCACAATAACGCTCCGTTTGCGTTCAAATTGGCAAAGCAGGAACTCGGGATTGGAAAAGCAACTTATCGACCCGGAGAAGGGAGCCGCCTCGGTTTAAGCGAAAATGCAGAATTTGCGTTGGCTTTCTCACAAGCTCTGGCACGCATAAGGGCCATGGAATTCCGGTTCGTGGAGGAGGTTGATCCGACTGCACAATGCCTGCTTGAAGTCTACGCTAGCGTTGCCCTCCAGACGCCACACAATGATTTCGAGACGTCATGAAACACCAACTTACCGGAAACTCAGGTCTTTATCACGTAGCTCGTGAGCTATCTCGTCGAGGTTGGCATGTTATGCCGACAGTTAGAAACGCTCGTGGTGCCGATTTATATGCGGCTTCGGCAGATGAAAGTCGGGTTCTTCCGATTCAGTCAAAAGCTCTAAGCAAGAGAGATCCCGTGCCACTGGGTACATCGCTCGACAATTTGCGTTCTCATTGGTGGATAATCACGATTAATGCGACATCAGACTTACCCACCTGCTTTATCATGACAATTGACGAAGTGAAGGCAGCTGCGCATCGTGGCGTGAGTCCGAAGACTGGAAATATTTCCTACTGGCTTCCTCCAAAACTGTATTCTGCAGAAGAATTCAAGGAAGCCTGGCACAGACTTGGTGATCCATGATGCAAAATAAACAAGGAATACTCGACGATATCATGACGCATGATATCGTGAAGTGGATTGAAAAAAAGATCCAAGACTTGCCAAAACCGGTCCAGTATCGCGCTTATAGTGCCATTCGTGCACTGGATTGGGCGAATAGAATTTTTTCAATTGATTTGCCAATTCCTGCTGCATTCTCTGCACTTCACGGCACTGAAGAGGCAGTCGCTGCTTTTATAAAATGCGCAAAGCTTTATAATTACGGCGACGACGCGAAGGTGAACGTAAAAGATCATCAGCAAAAAGCTACAATTTCTTTTCTTGCAACCATGGTAATAAATTCACTTAATGAATTCAAACCGGGAGTTGCTCTTAATAAAGAACAAGACTTTATTGCGTTAAGGATCATGGATAATGCTCAAATACAATATAGTCCAGCCACTTTATATAGATTTCGTTTCGGCGATGCTAATTTGGGAATTGTAGATGAAGATTTTTTGAATGATGTTATGGAAAAGTATGGAGACATTCAAAAAATTAAGGATGAGATTATTAACATTCAGAATGCCAGAAATAAAATCTTTTACAGCGATGACGACGGATATCCTTCCGGCTTTTCAGAACCAAAAAACGAAATTAGGAATGAATGCAAGAAGACATTAGCCCTGCTTTGGACTTGCATTGATATACACGAGAACAAAGAAACTAAGATTCCTTTGATTGAGCAAGCTCTGAGAACTGCGCAAATTGTTATTGAAAGTCTGAAGAAGAAGAAGTGCGGATAAGGAATTTTTCGGCGGTGCGACGGCCATTTATGAATTTTTCGGCAGCCGTCGCAGTTTTTCGGCAGATCAGTGTATAGACGCTAAGTCGTCAGGTTCCGATACTGCTTCGATCATTTTCTTTCTAAGCTCATCGTCGGACATCAGCTTTTCGTATAGAGGATACAAGAGATTCATTCTCTTTGCTCGATTCTGATCTTCCTGGTTTTCCGCATCGATATCTTCAATATCTTCGCCGAAGGAAGTAGCCACTCGCTTGCGAGATGTAAAACCAGACTTCACCGCTTCACTAAAAGCAAGAATCTCTTGAAGAGGATGAATATGTCCACGTGCCGGAGCCATCCATTCAATCTCGAACCAGTCATCTAATTCCTGCCCATCGGGCACTGACCAGAGACCATTGAGAACGGCGCAACTCAAGAACCGTCGCCAGACTGGCTTGCAAAACTGGTTGACGAACAGATGATACTGAATGCTTTCGATAAAGCGTTGAGCTTCCAACATGACCGCGCGATATGTGCGGTCGTTCAGTTTTTCAAAATTCATCGTAATGTGTTCGACAGCGAGTCCCATAGCAACCGCGAGGCCAGATAAATGCTCTCGACGGAAAACGCCATAATTAGCATCGGACTGCGTCTGGGGTGCAAATTCGACGTCATAATCATCGGGTACGATAGCAAAAGTTCCGCGCTCAACCGGTACAAAATCCCCGCCGTCATCGTCTTTTTTTGCACCCATATTTTCTTTCGGTTCATCACTAGAAAGCCGAGGTTTTTTAAAAACGCCAGCAAAACCAGCTTGCGTCAGTTGCTTTTCAACCTGGGCTTCATCGGACGTCCTGATGCGTTCGGTGATATTTAGAGCAGAAGCGCCCCAAGGATAGCCGCGACTATCTGATAGTCTTTCTGGCATGTAGATGTGCAGAACGTCTTCAGCAGGCACACGTTTTGGAATAAGCGACTGCTGTCCCGTGCCCTGCCAGTCTTTGGGATGATGATCGTAGAGCCAATATGCAACTGGGCGTTCAATTGCATCGCGCTCGACGCCAGAAACAATCCAATTGCCGTTCGGCGCTAGCTGGGTGTAGTCGAGCGGTAGATGGTCGGCTTCCAGCGTCTGGATCTGAAAATTGATGCCGCTGCGCATATCGCTCGGGCGGCGTTCTCTGAAACGCCCAATTCCTTCACCGTCGCGAGGAATGACAAACCCATACACATATTGAAGGCCGTAATAATCAAGCCGTCCACGGGCGTCAGCCTCTTTCTGCCAGCAATTCCAAATCTTGAGCAACTTTTTGTCTTTAATGACAGGCTTGATGCCATAGTGTACGCAGTTATTTGCTACCTGCCTGCAAGCCTGTCTGTAAAATGAATCGTTGGCATACATCCAACGTGAACGCCGACGAACTTTCTCAATCTCGGAATTGTACCCGTTCGGGCCGACATCGACAGATTGCTCAATAGTTTTCGAATTGCTAGCGGCTTCGAAGAAGTGCTTGGCGCTTTTGAAAATGTTGGAAAAAATGGATGACCTGACACTACGAGCGTGAGTGCTGATGCGTCTGGATTTCGGAGCTGAAGAGCGTGTTTCTGCTTGCTGAGCCATAGATCAGTACCCCCTTTTCACGACAAAGGGGATCATCTTCACCCGAGCTTTCGGGCGCTTGCCGTCGAGATCATCAATGCGTGCGTAGAGAGCTGCGAGAAGCTTCTCGGCGTTTTCAAAATTTGTATATGAAAGGGAGCCGCCTGCGGGGTAGCTGATACTCTGAGCGCCTGAAGCAAGGCCTTCTTCGAGGTCGAGGATCGCATCTGTACACTGCTCTCGTGTCCAAAATTTAAATAATCTCATTCTCCAAAATCTCCAAAAATATATCCAGTATTACCAACGTCTGGCAGTCGAGCTATAAACACGACCGCCCTGTTTTTTCCGCTTGAGAACAGGCTTCGGAGCCACCACTGGCACCTCATTCTGCGTTTCTTCGGCACCATGCCGAGGCGGTTTGTTCTGCTTCTGATTATCCTTTGTTCTCAATAATTTAGAACTTGTGGATAAATCATTAGATCCGTCGTCCAACAGTTCACCCGTCTCGGGGTCGTGAGGTGGCAACACGTTTTCAATTCCAAGTCGTCGCGCTGCAAGATTCAAGTCGCGATATTCACGGACGGATGCTTGAAGACCGCAAAGCGCCGCATACGCGTATACAAGGCAGTCCCACTCTTCGCCCGTGTTTGTCGACTTTTTGCGCTGCCAATGACGAAGGCCGTTTTTATCAATGTGCAATTTCTCAGCACTCAGACCATCAAAATATGAATCTGGGGTATCAGCTGGAAAAATAGCGGCACCTGGTCCGCGAATAGTCAGCATGCGACCGATGGCATCTTTTGCAAGTTGAGTGTCGACCATATGCCAAGTCGGCCCGTTCCTCGTTGAACGGGATACTTTACGAGGCCAAACTGATGACGAACGCTTTCCTTTTGCAATATTATTACCTTTGATAGCCCATACTCTAAGTCCAGAGCGCGCTTTTGCGAAAGCTTTGGTCTGGTCGCCGTAAGATCCGCCTAGGTCGATAGCAGACGCGGAGATTTTCATTTCGGTGCCGTCCGCTTTGGTGAAGCGCCTGTTGATGATCTCATCTAGCTCGGCGTCGGCATCGGCATCACCAGGTTCTCCGAGGATTACTTTATGTATTATCAAGCGTGGCATACGCTTCTTATTCCAGCCGAAAACGCTCACTTCTCTCGATGCTATGCTTTCGTGATCGCCGCCTTTTAGGCCTTCCTTGTTCGTCTGCGTATCGCCGCCCAGTGTCAGAACAACAACATCATCAGGCACTTCAGCGCTGTAAGGAATGCGAAGCGATTTCATGCTGTCTGGGTCGATAGATTCGCCACCGAGGTCGTCCCAAGGTTCCGCGAGGACGTTGTTTATAAAGCGTTTTAGAAGTTCCGTGTCGCCTTGAGCATCGATCCATTGCTGTGCGAGGATCGTCCAACGGGCTTTCGGAGCTGATGAATGCCATGCAGGCCAGTGATATCCGCGATGGCCGGGGCGATTTGGGATTGCGGTCGGTATGAATTCCCCAGCTTCGACTATGTCCTCTTTATGATGCTCGTCTATTCGACAGCCTTCAGCTTCGCATTGATACCAAGCTTCGGTCACGTGTCCGTGTTCGTTGGTTTTCCAGCGGAAACCGTAGTCCGTTTTTTGAGATCCCCACTTTAGATATTGCTGGGTGCCGCAATGCGGACAAGCAACATGAAGGCGGCGCTGATCCGAAAGAAGCCATTCTCTCCAGACGAGTGACGTATCGCGAGATAGAGGGGTGCTGCCTACCCAGAGCTTACTGTCGATGAAGGCGGTACCACGATCTCGATAAAGTGCCAGCTTGTCAGCTTGAGATTTCTTTTCAGACCTCGGAAGCCAAGCATCGGCATCGACTTCGTCGGCCATCATCCATTGTGCGCTGATGCGTCTAAACGCGTCGTCAGATGCGGCACCACGGAAATACAGCTGAGCGCCGTTGTTAAAACGGTGTTCGTCCCATGTGTCTTGTACTTCTCCCCTCGCAGGTGTGCGTCGTATGCCTGCCAAAACATCAGAAAAGTGCGGTTCTATCTGGTCTTTATAGTAGCCCTTTGCATCGTCGTCGGTCGGTTGTGTCAAGATAGCTTTGAGAGCCAGATACGAGATGCCGTAGAAGAGCATGGCTTTCAGAAAGCTAGACCAACCTACTTGTACTCCCTTGAGCACCGTGATCTGGTCGACTTCTGGATCAAGGGCATCTAGTGCAACAGGCCTCTGAAAACCGTTCAAACGCATGTTGCCGGGTCGGAAAGTGGCCTGTTTCGGTAGTTCTATGCTGTCAAAAATCCATTCCACGGGATTTTTAAACGGCGGTATCTGAAGCGTCTCATTGCGCAATTGATCCATCTCACCATCAAAAATGATGGCACCTTCAGATAAATCCAGCTGATCAAATAAGGCTTCATCGAGCATGCTGATTATCCTTCAGCTTGCTGAAAATCTCTGTCTACGCGAAGAGCCTTGAGTGCTGAGCGAACTTGTTCGGCGGCGATTTCACGCACTTTTTGCGCGACCTTCGTCTCTACGCGACCCGAAATAGCGTCTGGAAGAGACATGAGACGACTACGGATTTCCGAGTAATCTGCAGAAATACGGTCAACAACATGAGACACACGGACAACCGTTTTAACAGCCTCGGCAGCTTCCAACTCTGTGATGATTGCCGCAGCTACAGCTCGCCTGCGCTTTGCTTCTTCTTCTGAAGTTTTGCCGTCACTACCGAGAACACCAAGTTTTTCTACAGCTGAATCCGCTGCGCGCTTTTCTAGCCATCTCACCACTTCTGCAGTGTCAAAACTCCATGCTTTCCCAATATTTTTATCGGCTTCTTCGACGTACGGAAGCCCGTGTTTAAGCCAGCCAGATATAGTATTACGGTCGCGGTCGAGAATAGATGCCAGCTCTTTCAGTGAAACCAGACGGTCTCGGGATGCTGAACGGCGGGATGCTGAAATATTTCTAAAATTGTCGTCGGTGCTGATGTTTTCAGAATTCTCATCGGCGGATTTCATCACAGCATCAGCTACTTTTTTTCTCGCCATCTCTGCTCCAATATTTTCAAAACTCCTTGAAAACATTGGACTTCACGCGTCTGCAAGATTCTACATCAAAGTTAAAACGATGGTGGGGGTGCTGATGATGAATGCTAAAAAAAATTTTTGGAAAGAGTGACAGCGTGCCGTCGCCAATTACCCGCATCCTGTCAAAAATCTTCAGGGTCCCATCGCGATTTTTTCGTCGGGCGAACTAAAAGATCACTGTGCTAATGGAAGGGGTTCACATTTCCAGATTTCAGTCCGGCTATCGGGGTTTGGAAAGCTATTAAACTTCCTCGTAAATTCATTCGTTTCGCTGTTAAACAGGTATGTCTGTTGGTTCTCACTTACAGAGCACATGACGTTCTTTCCGATGTTCTCGCATTTATCACTCGTAAGCCCAGGGCCATGTCTGCTGATCCAAGATACATCAAGGTTGCTAACACCAAGTATGATTTCAGCGCCAACCTGGAACCCATAGATTTTCTGAAGATCACCGTTTTTTATGAGTGTGCATTTGTATGCGCCAAAAACGTCTGAATAAGCACTTGATACAATACTATTAGCCGCGACAACAGCGATACAGAAGACCAATACTTTACGCATACCTTGCCCCACCGTCGAAATCGAAAACGAATGATTCGATCTTATTGAAAAATTCCCACTGCATAATAGCAAATCATGTTCGCGCCGACATCCTGTGAATTAATGTGAATAGCGGGGAGGAAATCATTCCTACTTGACGGCTGCGCGAAAAGAGAACAGATAGAGAACATGTAGGCCGCTTGGCGGCGGCGACCTTCTAACAATTTGTTCCTTAAACTCCTGCGTTGGGAGGTCGACCCCGTGCGCCGTCCAGAGACTATTGAACGCCTTTACCTAGATTTCGATGGCTTTTTCGCAAGCGTCGAACAGCAGGCAGATCGTCGCCTTCGGGGACGTCCGGTCGGTGTTGTGCCTTTTGAGGGAACCGACCGAACCTGCGTGATAGCGTGCAGTCGAGAAGCCAAGTCCTATGGCGTCAAGAATGTGATGAACGTTCAAGACGCGCGGAAACTATGTCCTGACATCGTCCTAGTGCCTCAGAAACCTGATCTGTATCGTCGCGCCCACAATGCGCTTCTGTGCGAGATCGAGGCCGTTATCCCTATAGATACAGCAAAATCCATCGACGAGCTGACGTGCAAACTGGATGAAAATGGACGTCGCGATCCTGAATTGTTGACGCAGAGGATTAAACGCGCTCTGGCCGAGAATATTGGTCCCTACATCACCTGCAGTGTCGGTTACGCGGCGAACCGCCAATTGGCAAAAATGGCATGTAAAGCAGGAAAGAAATCCCAAGGAAGATATGGTGACGGGCTGGCCATATGGTGGCCTGCTGAGATGCCTGTGCCGCTCCTGAAGGTCGAGCTGGAAGATATTCCAGGCATCGGCGGAAGTATGGCCAAAAGGCTTTACAAGGTCGGAGTTTTCAGTACAGAACAGCTTTACCGACTTCAGCCAAAGCACATGCGTAAACTATGGAATAGCGTGAACGGCGAACGCCTTTGGTACGCTCTTCACGGATACGACATCCAAGCGCCGGAGCAAACCAGAGGCATGTTCGGCCACGGGCGCGTGCTTCCTCCAGATATGCGAACCGTTGCTGGCGCTCGTGATATCACGAGATTGCTCCTTGTGAAGGCAGCGCGCCGTCTGAGGCGGGAAAACTATTATGCGGGTGGTCTCTGGCTCTGGCTTTCGATCAGAGATGGTTCATGGATGGGAAAACGGCATCTTCCCGTTGTGCAAGACGACCACGCCATTCTGTCCGCGTTGACTGAACTCTGGTCTGAAGTGCTGCGCACATATCCCCGTGGGATGACCATCTTCAGGGTAGGCGTGACCCTTTACGATCTCAGTTCGTCCACGGAACGCCAGCTCGACATGCTGAACAATGACGACAAAATCCGCCAAAAGTGGGAACGAGCGAACGCGGCCGTAGACAATCTCAACACCAAATACAGCGGGACGGTAGTGTCTCTAGGAGACTGGAAACCGCCTGTGGGTGGCCATGCAGGCGGCAAGATTTCATACACACGCATTCCATCAGCCGAGGATTTTTGGTGATGGGATCGTGGAAGGAAAGCATTAAGGTCGCTGACCTGGGCGACCATCAAAAATTGGAAATGACCTGCAAAAAATGCGGCCGTGTGAGGGTGGTGCCAAAGAATGAAATCCCAGAAGAACGGCATTCACTGTATCTGGATGAGATCGAAAAGAAGGCCAGATGCAAAGCACGTGGATGCAAAGGTCACATGCGTCTTGCAATAGTTCGTCTCTATGAGATGTCGGGTTTCGTAGGAGGGTTGGCCTAACTATTTCTTTTCAAAGTTCACGCCTGCGGCTTTCTGAAGTTCTTGATTGCTGAAAAGATTATATCCATCCTGAGCCGCTTGTTTGAAATTGTTTTCCCAGAATTCGTTTTTCTTTTGATCACTTTCAAATGCATCGCGCCACTCGTCCCAATCACCAACATAAAATTGATCCTTATGGCTTTTTACATACTTATCTGAAGCATAAAGTAACTGGAGACAAAGATAGCGAACTTCTAGATGACAGTCATAAATAGTTTTCATTTCCCCTTTTAATCTAGCTTCAACGAGACCATCGGGTGAGATTCCACCACCCTTAATTGCGACTTCGGCAGCTTTTAGATAAAAGAACCCCATATCATTATTGTCATTAATCGCAGCAGCAGTTTCAGTCTCAGGAACGTCTTTCTTAGTTTCGCAATATATTCTGTCATAGACCTGTGGTATCCAGACGTTCCTCGATTCATCACTGATTTCTTCGAACCAATCAACGTTCATGATATAGTATACGGCAGCTTTTGATTGAGATGTCGGCTCTCCCAAGACGATATACTGTGGGTGTTCAGATTTGTCCGAAATGGATTGAAAAGTCGACACTAGTTGATCTTCATCGTCGTTTTTATCTTTTGAATTTTCAGCTAGACTCGGGAACCGTAGTTCGCAAAACAATAATCCATCCTTGCAATGTCGCTCAGGAGCAACTCTCCAAACCAGCGATCCATCACGCCAATGTTCCAAATATAGCTTACTTCCGATGCCCAATGCTTTTGTGCCGTATAAATAAAAGTGACTTCCATATTTCTCAGCATGCCAAGCTGGCTGACCAGCTGGGCATTGAAAATCGGCATAAGAAGCGGAAACGAATGCAAATAGAGCAGCAATGCTCAAAGCGATTGTACGCATGAAATCCCCCAACGTAGTCGCCCTATAATAGCAAAGCCGATGGGGATTTCTATCTACACTTTCAGTCTATTAGCTGGCGTCACCAACGCCAATTTGACTTCCTGAACATCCACCACCTCGACATCATCAAGCTCAAGCCCATACCTAGCGCAATATCCGCGAAGAAAGCCCGTTTTCAATTGCTCAAACGGCACCGTAGCACCTTCGAATAGCCGATACTCGCGCCCTGACGATGTGACTGCAATACCTGTGTCCGCAACAATTTCGGCAAGCGGTGACGTAATACGTGGCCTTCCGTCTGCTGAATTTACAGGTTCGCCGACGATGTGATAGCTGCCAGCAATTTTCAGAATATGCCAAAGCGTGAGGTCGACAGAAGGCTGTTCGGATACAGATGGGATCAT